GCAATCGTCACGGTGTCTTTCGTCAATCCGCCAAACGCATCGCCGGAAGCCTCAGCCGCCGCAGCCTCAGCCGCCGCTTCAGCTTCAGCCTTTGCCTGAAGATCCTTGGCAACATCTCCGCTGACGCTGATGGACACGGTGGGCTTCGGCTTTTCAGGCTCCACGGAAGGAGTCTTCGCCTTGGCCTTCTCGGCGGCTTTCTTCACGGTTTCCTTGATTGCGGCCTGCGCCTCAGCATCGACACTCGCGCCGACTACGGCAGAAGCGGAAACCTGCTTGCCAATGATCTTCGCGGCGTCATCGTCGCTGATGCGGACAAGACCGCGCATTTTCGAGAAATTGGGGCCGTCCTTGAAGACTCGCCCGTTCTTGGGATTCAGTACATACGACATAATTTACCTCATTGTCCGTTTTGTTGAAGGTTGGCGCTGGAACAGTTGTTTAGACCGTCCAGCGCCTTCCGTTCTGGATTACACGTTGCCAAGCACGTTGGCAACAACCGCCCACACGTACACCTTGGCCGCATCAAGGTTGTGTCCAGCCACGAGGTTGACGTAGTTGTCAGCCTTGTAGTACAGCGGAGCGGCCAGCGCATCGCCAACATCCGTCGCGGTGCTGTTGATGTCAGTCGCGCCGATGAAGGTATCAACCGCGCTCTCGTCACCGATGGTAACGGTAGCGGTGGCACCCTCAGCCGTGATGCACTTCAGACCGGCGCTAAACACGATGGTTCCAGCGTCAATCTTGAGAGCGCGAACCACATCCGCCGCAGTGACGGCCAGAAGCGAGAAATCCACGACGTTGCTGATGACGCGGACTGCCTGCGCGTTGTCAGCAATCTTGCCGCCGCGCATAAAACGAGTAACATTAGACATTTTGAAACCTCTTTCTTTTGAGCTTGGTTAGAGGGGACTAGCCATATTCCAGACTAGCCCCGCAGTCGGCTTAGGTGTAAGCCAGAGCCGTGACGCAAGCATGACCGAGCGCCTTGGGCTGAATCACTTCGAACCCATACACCGTCAGACCGCGATGCAGCTTGCCGAACCCGTTGGGGTTTGGCAGGACCTCGTTCTCGGTCAACTGCGCGGCGAACGTCATGGCCATCTTGTGCCCGAAAATGACATTCGTGTATGCAACCGTGTCGGGAGATGTGACATCCGCCGTGCTGTTCGTCAGGCAGTTCGAGCGGAACATCTCGAACCGGTCAATCATGCCCAACTTGTCCTGCCCCTTGCGGAGAAGGCTCTTGTCCTCGCCCATCTCGTTCGCTTTGATGAGGTTGGAGTTGATGCACATGTTGGCGAGCCACATCGGAATCACCATCCAGCGTTCCTCATTCGGAATGTTCTGTTCGTCCAGAACCGTACCGCACTGCGTGATGAACGTCACCACAGTCGAGGAAGAGAGCGTCAGCGGAGCCGCAGCCGTTCCGAGATTGAACATACCGGACAGAGCACCAGCGGTAGCACCAGCATTGTCAGCGTCCGCCGAAGCGTACACCTCGCCAAACACTTCCTTCTCGATGGCGATCTTGGCGCGAATCGTCGCGTTCGAGGTCCACTCGTCAACGAAGCGCTTGAGGTCCGTCTGCTTCAGGTCCACGGTGCGCGTGACGAAGGCCCAGTATTTGCCACGGTCGATGTCGAGCGTGACATAATCCGTGCCGTAGGTCTCGTACTTGACCGTCTGACCGTTCTCGTAGTCGTACACCTGAATGTCAGGGACGGTGCGGATGATGACGGAATCGCCATAATCCTTGATCTCGCCCTGATACTCGGTGTTGGAAATCTGCGCCAAGATGCAGACCTCATAGAACTTCCGCAGGAACTTGCCCGAATACTTCTTCGGGTTGTATGCGCGGAGCACAGGCTGGCCCCCGGCAGAGGGGAACACAGGATCGGTAGCCGAAACAGAACCGGCGACCGGAGTGATGTAACCGTTATAGAGTGCCATTTTTCAGTTTCCTTACTCGGCAGAAGGCCAGCGCAACCGGTGATTAGCCGGGGATGATGCGCCCTTCGTCTTCTGCCGATTCGATGTCTTGCCTTAACGCCTCGATTGCGTCAGGTGCGAGCGAGCGTTTGATTGCCCCGCTGTTCAAGTCCTTGTAGAACCTGTCCACCTGAGTCTTCGTGAAGTAAGGCTTGGGTTGGGGTTGATGTGCGTTACCGGCATTCGACTGGCGTGCTCTCACCTGAGAGGCCACACGCGGGTCAACGCCACGAGAGCCGAACGTGAAGCCAGACTGCTTTGAGAACTCTTCGACAATCTCTGACAACGCTTTAACGTCCATGCTGTTCATGGCGTCCTGAGCCGGATTGCCGTACTTGATACGCCCTCCCGTTCCCGGTATTGCGGTGTCAAGAAACGCAAGCCAAGCCGCGTCGTTTGTCCTATCCAGTTCTCCAAGACCCGGATACTTGTTTTCCATCGTAGCAACGAACGACTGCATAGCCGCCGCCTTGTTCCCGGCGTCGATCTCCTCGCGGATATTCTTCGTCGCGTTAGGCAGAACCTTGCTGAGTTGCCTTTCAACGGTGCGCTTCATTGCTGAAGTGATCGTGATAAGCTCGTCATCGTCATAAGTGGCGAACTCTGGATATTCCTCACGGAGTTTCTGAACATCGGGGCGCTCGTTGGCCGTCTTGGATGCAAGCTCTCTTTCAAGCTCGTCAACCCGCTTGCGCAGGTTCTTGTTCTCATCCGTGACCTGAGTCATGTTGCGAAGCCGACTCTCGTACAAGCCCTGCACTTCGCGCTTTCCAGCCGCGACACGCTGAGCAAGTTCTTCCTGAGTCAACTCGATCTTCTGACCCGCCTGTTCGCCACCCTGATTCGTCTGCTGTGTTTCATCCGTCCGGGCGCTCTGACCTTGTTCGGGCTGGCGAGATCCGGCGTTAGGCTGAAACGGCGCATCCTCGTGAATCGTGATTCCTTCCGACTCCGAAGGCGCACCAAGCGAAGACGCATTGAACGTCGAGGCGTCCGCCTCAATCGCTGCATCTGCTTTTTCTTCCGCTTCAAGTACCGCTGTGGGTATTCTGCTCATCTGTCCGCTTCTCCTTAGACGGGCGCACTCGCGAAATCCGTCTGTTTGCGGGGCATACGTTGCGTATGGAATCCCGCGTTAAAAAAAGGCTCCTTGTCTTTCGGGTATCCCGCTGGCCTGCTGCGGGGCCGCAAACTCATGAGCCTTCTCAAAAGTGTCCAAAATCGTTGCAAGCGTCTGAGCCTTCCCTTGGGACCGGTAAAGCTCAATGTCCGTAAGCGAATCATTGGCCTTGCGCGTCTCATCAAGCTCTCTGCGCAAGAGGGCGAGAACATAGGCGGTCGGCTTGTTCGCCCCAGCCGCCATGAATTGCCGATAGTCTTCCTCTTTCAGAATCACGCTCATTACGCCACCGCCTGCTGTTGGGGTTGAGGCTGAGGCTGACCGCCCTGCTGCTGAGCCTGTTGCTGCTGTAGCGCCTGAAGCTGGGCCTCCATCTGCTGCTGGGCCTCTGCCTTGGCCTTCTCGATACGGCGCTCAAGCTCTTCGGAGGCAGGGGCAAGACAGTCAGGGTCAAGCTCGAAGCCCGTAGCGATGTCCCTGAGCATCCGCGCAAGCTCTTGCGGGGTCTGAAGCTGTGCTATGCGCGGGTCTTGTCCGCAAGCCTGTAGGAGTGCCAAATGACGCTGTGCAAGCGATTCGCGCATGGTGAACTGACGCACGCCGCACACTTCAACGCGGATATCGCCCTTAATGGACTCATCCCGGTTGTAGCGCATGTGCCACCAGTAGTAGCGCATGATGCAAGAGCGCATCATGTCATCCATGTTGCCGACGATCTTCTTGATGCCGCGATTTGCCGCGCCAAAGAGCATTTCAAGACCGCCCTTTGTCCGGGCCGCTCCAACCGCCGCATCCGTTCCATTGGCGAACGCCGGGATACCCGTCAATTCATCGGCAAGGCGCATGTAGAACTGGAAAATCTCAATAAGCTCTTTCGCAACGGAGGGGATATTCCAGAAGTTGATCGGGCGCTGTGCGCTGTTGCCGTTGTTCATGAACGCCCATGTCTTATTCGGGCGTGCGCGTCCATCGTCCATCGGGTGTAACCGGCTGGCATCGTCCATCGCCGCTTGAGGGCCGGAAGCGAAGCCCATGTTCACAAGGAGGTTGCGCGTAGTGGCGTTGCAAAGGCGCTGAATGTGGTCAACCACCTGAAGCGGACCTTCTCCCCAAAATGAACCGGCCTTGGTGAAAACATGGGCAATGTCAATCGGGCGCTCCTCATCGGCGTCCATAACTCGGCAATAGATGATCTTGCCATCCATCAGGATTGCGTTGACCTCGTACCACTCATCGGCCTTGATGGGGGTCTTGTCGGGTGTGCGGGTGACGCCCATTCCGATAAGCATTTCACCGGACGCTTGACCCCAATACTCAACGCCTTCAAGGATCTTCCTATCCTTCAGCGCGGAGTCATCCTTCTTCTCAAGCCGTTCGCGCTCGGTGTCGGAAGTGACGCGCACATGAATACCGGTCTGACCGCACTTGCTCAGGATGTCGAGAATGTTATCCTCGTAGTAGCACGGAAGCTTGGTGAGTTGGCGAAGGTCTTTGGGCGAGTACCTGACGCGAACGCAGTTATCACCATCCTGAAAGTCAGTCGCGCCGTTGGACGGGAACAAGTCCCAAGGGGAGATCGGCTCACCCTCACGAACAAGGCGCATCTTGTCTACGACGCGCATCCCGTACTTGGTCTTCTCGTATGCTGGCATCTTGCGCATACGGACAACTGGAGAGCGCAAACCGGCTGTGCCATAGGTGGAATAGTAGTTCAGGAAGGTGTCAACCTTCTTGCCCCAGCGCCCCTCTACAAAGTCATCCTTGAGTTGCCGGTCCATCTTCCCGCCGCGAACCTTGGCGTCTTCCTCAAGCTCGCGCTGCACGCGCTCACGCATCATCCCGGCGTACTCGAAAATGACATCCTGACTCGGAGGCTGGCCGGTTTCCGCAAACTCCTTCAACCAGTCTTCCATGGTGCGCTTGACGGCCTGCTCAACCACTTCTGGAGACATCTCAGGAACGGGCGTAGGCTTGATGTAAAACGCCTTCTCGGAGTCAGCGAAAAACTCAGTCAGCCAAGCGACAAGGGTTCTCTGCTTGTGCGCGGAAATGTTGATGTAGACGCGGGGCTGATTCTTGGCTATCAGGTCGGCTTCGTCTTCGGGATCGTACTGCCCGTTCATCTGGCGAAGGCGCTTGGTCAGGTCTTCATCAACCCCGTTTGTCTCTTTCAGGGTCTTGTTGGCCTCGAAAACAGTCTGGATGTACGCGGCCAGATTGCGCTTGGCGAGTTCCGTTGTCTCTTGCTCGCCGTCTTCGTCCATTATTGCCGGGTCATCATCCTGCATAACCCCGGAATAAGCCGCATTCCCGCTTTGTGGAGTCTTCAGAAAAGATGGCTTATCGGCCAGTCCTAGGCCGGTCGTTCTTGGTTCTGCTTGTGTTGACGGAACCGCGTTCATGGGCGTGAATATGAATGACCAATGTTTACAGTCAAGCGTAAACTTTGCGTTGTTTAAAAGCCTAGAAGTACCCGCGCATGTCCAAGCTGAGATCCACATTTGGAGCTTGATTGAACTGCCCGACACCCGGATAGCGATCTTGTTCGGCCACATTCCTTGCAGCGGCCTGCGTCCCGTCGCTCTGCATGATGCTTGCCGCGATGTACTGAGCCGCATCATGCGGGTGCGAGTGTAGATCCTTCAATGGGTCTCCGCTGTACGCCTCTCCCCTTGTCGTAGACGTGAGCCGCTTGAAGCAGTATCGGCCTATAAACCCCTTTCTCAGTGTGGGGCAGCGCGAACCGACAAGCATACCCGGCTCGCCGTTGTTCATTTTGTTCAGGAAGAACCGGACGGCCTCACGTCTGGCAACAGGGGCATTCGTGTAGCAAGCCTGAGTCGGAATACCCTCTTCATTGAGGATCGAAAGGCACGTTGATTCGTCTGTTGCGGCACGACTGTTACCGGCAGGGTCTCCCTTGGATATGATTCTCATGCCGGGATATCTGTTTCTGAGAATCGGCGTAACGACATCACGCGCAAACTGGCGTATCCCGATGTCGTTTCCAATGATCTCCTCGATGAATCGAAGCTGGCCCTTGGGTGAAAGTTGGGCAATCACACAGGCTGAATGCTGTACGCCAAAGTCCCACCCCAATAAGATCGGAAGTCCATGGTAAATCTCTACGTCTGTCGGTTTTCCGTCTTTGTCCGTGTGGTTCGGTGCGTAATGAACCATATCATTGTACTCAGGATAGACCGGCCTCCCGTAGGAAACCGTTCCATACTGGGCCATGAGAAACACCTTGATATGCTCATAGGGCTTCCCAATCGTCTGCTCCATGTAGTAGGGCCAACCGGCAGAGATGTTTTCCACATTCTCAGCCTTCGGAATCATCGGGTTCTGGCCCTCGTTTGGAACATAGACGGGTTTCTGAGGAGTCGAACCGGGCGCAAGCAGAACGGCAGGTGGCTGATAAAAGAACTTCCAGTTCTCCGGTTTCTTCACCTCGGCGGTGTCATACCACCAATGCTCATCATCCGGGGCGTTCGTATCACAGAAAAGGCCAAACCATGTTGCACCGCCAACCTTGTTCCCGCTTTGGTCCTTCCATTTCTTCGGGTATCGACCGCACCTGACGCTGATTTGGTCAACAATGCCCATGTTGTTGATCTCGGAGGCCTCATTCAGCCACGCCCCGGTTATTTCGAGTGAGCGGAATTTACCCGCATCCTCAACCCGGTCGCAGGCCAGAAACAGGATCTCGCAATCAATCCGCGTGCCGTCAGGAAGCGGCATTCTTATTCTTGCCGACAGCGGTTTATCGGCCCGATAGGTGCAAATGGGTTCTGAAAACCACTCCCTGAAAGTCTTGATCGTTGTGCTGACAAGCTCGTTGTATGTGTTTCGGACAACGGCCCAACGTGTCTTGCGGTTTCCTTGCGGGTCCGCCTCTTGGTTCATCGCACGGAGGAAGATTTCCCATACGCAGGTAGATGACTTCCCGCTTCCTACAGGTCCAAGTATTCCTCTGTTTCTCAGGTCGCACTTGTGGAATGCGCGTCCGGTCGGGGAGGCTACATAGTCAATCTGGATTGGTGCAGGCGCTCCAGAGCCGGAGGATCTACCGGCAGACGGCAATGGCGCTACTGTTGACGTATATCCGTTATAAAGCGCCATCTCCAGTACCCGTCTTTCTCAGTATGAACGGGCTTGGAATAACGTATCGGGCTGCTGGCCTCTGTGCCAGTCTTCCAATATCCACAACGTAACTCCTGTAAGGTCTCTCTCTGTCCGCAATCGTCTTCATCGAAATTCTGATTCCGCTACCCGTCAGAACAGCATCCGCGCTCACATATTCAGGTATGACGGCCACGATTAAACCGCTCATCATCCGATTACTGCCCTTCGCCCCAGTCCACTCCACTTTATCTCCACGTTCAAACTGCACATGTGCCATGGAAAGGTGACAGACGCTACATCTTTTTACAGCGCTATCGTGCTTCTTCCCGCAGTTGTGACACGTAATCTCTCTCATGAATGAATCTCGCCAGCAAGTCTCAAAGGAAAAGGCGCACCCGGTATTTGGCAAGTGCGCCTTTCAACTTAACGTTGGGCAGTGAGCTAACCCCATTCACGCAACCAGACTCCATCCGCAAAGGGGTAGGTGTTCGTTGTGTCTTTCAGCCTTGTTGTGGCCTTTTTTGCTCTCGCTGGCATTACCATCCCGTTCAGTTCGACATACTGAATTGCGACGTTGTAAGCACGAACAAGAAGATCATACCGCTGCTCATAGCCATTGTCACATGAAATGACAGTTCCGCAGTCTTTCATGTCGAAAGAGCGAAGTGTCATGCCTAAACCGACAATAGCTATGACTCCCATAATCATTTCTTGGAGGTGACTTTCTTTGCCGGATAGAGCTTCAACTGAACCTTCTTCACCGGGAACGGCTCACCGGCCTTCTGGCAGAGCTTGATGAACTTGCGCTCAGCGTAGTTCGGTCTCCCGATTGTCAGAAGAACCTGCGTCTGACAGGCGCGTTTCGACGGCTTGCCGCGACGTGTTGCCTTAACGACTTCTTTCTCGCTGACGTACTTCACGGCTGACCGCGCCGGATTCGCGCACATCTCGACTGAGTTGAACACGTCAAGAATCGCACTCTCGTATGCGTTGACTTTCCTCATGTTGCTCCTTTTGTGGTTTTTGTTTCCTTCTCTCGAAGCATCAATTCCAAACGGCTCAGGGCGTTCCATGCCACCTGTGCCGCATGTCTCAAATTCGTCTCAGGATCGATTTCCTCACCTTCTGCCTCTTTCATCAGGTGACGCATGAGGGCATCCGTGTACCGGCTCTGACCGTCAGGAACCTGCATCCATCCGTTGTCGCTGTACTTTTGAGCGCCGTATGTTCCGACCTTGCAGACCTCCTGTAGCGCTTTTGCAAACCCGAACATCACGAGACCAAGACGGTTCTTTCCTTGGTCAAGTTTCGCGCCGGGGTCATTCGGCTTGCGGCCTGTCGGGTCTGATTCTACGCAAGTGTAAATTTTGCCATGATGTGGTTCAGTTTTGAACGGACACGGTATTGAATCATCAAGGTTGACCACGTTCTTATTACAACTAGCAGTAATAGAACCAAGATTAAGGTGTTGGCAAAATTTACATTCGTCTCTCATTTCTTTTCCCAGCATTTGCAGTTGACGTGCTCACACTGCCTAGCGCATTTCGCCTCGAACGAGTGGCCTCCACCGTCAACAGGCTTACCATTCACGCTTTTGACGATTCGACCGGTGTCAGCATCAACCACCCGGTACTTGTCTTTCAGACGTTTGACTGTTACGAGCATTGTGACCTCGCTATGGGTTGACGGGCGGGAGTTGAACCCGCGTTGATGGAATCACAGTCCATTGCTCTACCGCTAAGCTACCGCCAAATCGTTTGGTTGCGCAGGGAGGGCTTGAACCTCCGTCTTCGGATTATGAGTCCGTCGTTCTGTCCAGCTAAACTACCGCGCATCGAAATCGCTTACAGTTTCAACCCGTCAGCCGTAGGCTCGACCTTCGTGTTGGAAGGGTCTTTGCTATTCGGGTATGGGTTGGGCTCATTCAGGCGCTTCAAGTCCATACCCAGCCACATCACCGCCTCCTGAAGCTTCGTGACGCAGATCGAACGTTCACGGCTGGTAGGACACGACTTCACAACCTGAATCAGATTGTCGATGTCACGCCGAAGCGTCTTGTTGACAACAACCTCTTGCTCGACCGGAGTGAGATTAGTTGTCACTGGCGCAGATCCAGTTTGAGCGGGAGTCGCATCGGCTCCGATCATGGTGTTCATTCGACCTCCTTCGTCTCAGTAGCATGAAACTCCTCAGTGGGGTCAACAGCGACAGCAGAATCGACAGGAGGCTCAGCCACAGGCGAAAACACTTCCTCGCCACCCTTGGGCTCATGAGCCTCAGTCTGTGCCTTCAGCGCCTCGCCACGCTCCTTGCGAACGACGTTGCGCCTGACTATGCTCATGACAAGCTCCTCGTACACCGGCCCATCGGAGACGAACTCAACGCCATCGGGCTTTTTCACATTGCAGTTCACCCGGCGCTCGAACTCGTTACGCAGCGACTCCAGACGGAAGCTGTACGCAATCCAGAACTTGCCGTCATCGTCATGACCGAGAAACGCGATGTCTTCAGGCTGGTCAAACTTGTTCATGAACTTGATAATGTTCTCAATGAACTGCCCCTCTTCAGGGTCGATCTTCGCCTTGCCTGTTTTCTCGTCAATCTGGCAGGTGCCTTTCACGACGGACACCCGGTTTGACAACTCCGCATTCGCCTTTTCAGAGAACCACGCCTTGCGCTCAGCCGACCGCGCTTCCTCTTCCTTCCGGGCCTTGTCGTTCAGATCCTCGGAGACCTCGGCGTCAAGCTTCTCGCATTCCGCATCACGGACAATCCCGCAGCGCTCAGACTCAGGAAGCGCCTCAAACGCCTCAACGAACTTCGCACGGAGATCCGCGTTCTGCCATGACAGGCTGATGAAGTGGCGCTTGGATTCCTCGTTGAACCACGAACTCACCCACTCAGGGAACGCCTTCGACTTCTCGCCCAGAACGTCCAGAAGGTTCTCCGTCGCCTTCTTCGGCATGTACCCCTCGCATTTGTCGCTCTCGCCGTCCATGAGCTTCAGGTAGGGGTCCGCAAACACAAACACGTTTGCCGCTGTGAACATGATTCCCATCTGCATAGTCTCTCCTTTTGTTTGTCCCGGTCCTCGGTCTCTCCACATCGCCTCAGAATCAGTAATCGGGTTCGGTGAACACAAGAGCCGGTTGATGAGACCGGGGAGAAACCATACACCCGAAGTTTTGGCTTTCTCAGTTATCACGGACAAGAAGGAGAGACCAATCCCGTTCCTTGTTGGCGCACATTATGGACCTTTGGTGTAAACTTTGTCAACAGGTGTGGAAAACTTTTTCCTGTTATTTTCAATGTGCCATAATCGTGATCTATCTCTTATTTTTGATATTTCAGATTCTGACAATGGATTGTCGGCGTGCCATCTGCGCAATTTTTCTTTTGTCTCTTCGCTGACTGCATGACCCTTTCTGCGGCCCGTCTCTTCTTTGGACGTTTTCTTCTGAACGTTTCTGACAAGTAAAAGGTCTGAGTAGATTGGAGATTCAGCGTTTTCAGGTATTACATTCAGACTGGAAAACTCTCCGTGATGGATCATCGCTAACCAGTTGTATTCGATAGCCGCCTCTTCAGGAGAGTCAAATGTCCCGGCTCTAATTCTCTCCCCACTTGGAGTCCTGAACGAAGACGCCCATGATTCTTTCTTTTTTCCTCTGAACAGGCTAACCCCCTTGTACGGGTTTCTGTTTGATGGTCTATGCAGCTTGTTTACTACGTTTTGACTCTTCGTGCATATTCTTAGATTCGACCTCCTGTTGTCACTTGTGTTGTGGTTTATATGGTCAACCTCCATTCCGTCTGGAGCGTTTGTGATTATGCGATGAATTAGAGTCCTCTTCTTTTTGTCGTTCTTGTCGAGGACCAGTATATAACCCCTTCTGACCATGACGGCCCGGTCAAGAAGATGTTCGTCCTGTTGATCTATCAAGGCGGTTCTGTTTTTGAACTCAACGTGAACAACCCCGTCAATCACTTTTCTGTTTCGCATTTGATTTGTCCTTTCGCTTCCTTGACTTTGTTCCATCGAGTCATAACAGCCGCTCGGCATTGTTCCGATGATCGAGCCTTGCAAGCTCCCTTGGCTTTACCGCCCAACCGTCCCATCTCCACCGCATGAGGATTTTTTGTTTTCATGTCCAACACTATACGCAAGCGGTTGAGATTTGTCAACAACGTATACACCGGAGGCCGAAACATTGTCTCAACCCCCAGCAAGGGGGTAAGGGGGATTCTTTGACTCTGTATCTGTATCTGCTTCTGTATCTGCTTCTGCTTTGGCTAACACTGCTAACACGTTAGCACTCGTTAGCAAAATTGCTAACACACTCGAACGGGTGAAAATGGGGAAAAATCCAGAAACGAAAGGTGAAGTACTGGTATCGATGATTTTTGGTCCACGCCCCGTATCGTAAGCAGAGGAGTTACTTGTAACTACTCTGCGTACTGATACGAGATAATGGAGTGGAGGGGAAATAAAAGGGAGCGGCCTGCGGGAGGGAGGGTGTATGTAGGACCCAGCACGTCGGTGGAACAGGCGGGGGAATGGTCCATGCCGGTGGTGGGGGGTGTGTGGTGCGGTTGTGCGCTGCTTGGTGTTTGGTATGTGGCAAAGCAAGCCCTGTGTGTTAACTGGAAGGGCCGCAATGCGTGTTGAAGTGGCAAGGGTTGGATACTAACCAACCCCCTTTGTGAGAATACTCCAATGTTTTAAGGGGTGTTGATATGTTGCATACGGATAGCAGACAGATTAGAGGGTAATATTGACCTGAACGGCTTGGCTTTGGTTGTCCTCGCTTGCCTTGCCAAATGTGGAAGGATCTAGGCCGCGTAGCATCAGCTCCGCCATTTTATCCGATGGGATGTTCTCGGCACCTACTTTAACCCCGTTGAACCATACACCACGCTCAGCACCTACTACGGCACGCTCAAACGCGGCTTCACGCAGCACTTGCACGCGCTTTTCATCCAGTTTTTGAAGCGCAACCTTGTAAAGACGCTCAAAATCGCTACTCCATGCGCAGAACAGGTGAAGAACGCTCCACCTTGTGCCTGTAGCCTCAAACGCTGCCTTGTGCGTCAGTAGCTCCAACAAGGCAGACAGAAGCCCGGTCGCGTGCGCGCACGATTGACCAAGCTCCGTGAGGTCTAAACCCCCTTCCCTCACCATCTTTTCAACCTCTTCACTAGTCGGATAAGGCACTACGTTTATCAAGGAAGGCGGAAGCGGTCTAACGGTTGGGAGCTTTGGAGTAGCGGCTACAATGGCGGCTTGTTTAGCGCGTTCTAGTGCCTTGACCTGTTGAAGATGCTTCCTGTAGCCCTCTGGATGCTTGCGCGGTCTACCCGGTGACTTGGTAGCGGGTTGCGGTTGCGTTGCGCTGGCGGGGCTTGTAGAGGGGTTTACGGCTGGCATAGGTGGTTTACTCCGGTTAATCAGTGTAGCGTGTACTCGGTAGCGCAGAGTTTACGCCGGATTAGGTAGCGTTGTCAACAGGGCGGACGCCAAGGCGGGGCATTGTAGCTACATGGTAGCGTGCTTGCCGATGGTGTCAGCTTGGCGGGGTAGCGCAGACTGGCAGTGTTAGCAAGCGCAGCGCGAATAAGCGAGCCCTCAGCGAGCAGCGCAAGCGGAGTTTAGTACCGACTACAATGTAGCTACTGACGCGCCCGCGAGTGAGCCTAATATGACTGATTAGTGTTTACGGTCAAGCTATTATTTTCCGTGGAGGGGAGTTAATCAAGCTGGCATTGACGGAGTTGATTTAACGGAGTGGGGTAAAATGGGGATTGTTGGGGGTGACTTGCAAGGGGTTTTATCGCTTGATAAATGGCTCAGGATCATACCAGCCATTAGACAAGCTGCACCGCTGTATATGCCCGGTTAAGCGGTTTGTGCGGATAAAGTGCCTTGTCTCTCCTATGGTTGGATTGTCGTATCTGTATAGAGTTGGCCAAACGAAGACCAAGAACGCAAAAAAGGCTATTCCTATCGATACTTTGTAACTCGTTTTCATACCGCGTATTATGGCTTATTTGTTGGGTTATTTGCAATGGTGTATAAAAACCCGCTTGACAGAGTATACAACGCTATAGTATAGTTTGCGGCGTTGAGAGACACAGGGCTTAGACCGCTAGGCCAACTCAACCGGAAGGGCTTAGGAGCCTAGAGACAAGTTGTTATCCCTGTCCAACCTCCTAACCGTTACAGTGAGAAAATCCGCTCCTGTAAATTATCCGCTTAGGTACGTGTCTGACCTCTGTTGCGCGTGCTCAACGATGACAACTGAATATCGCGGAAACATGGCAAGGGGCGAGTAGAATCAAAACTCCCTTGCGAGTAATGGCCGCAAAAGTCGAAAAGAGACACTGGGCAATGTCTATAAACAAAGTGGGGTTGCGATATGTGGCACCCCATACGCCCAAACTTTCCACAGTTACCCAACGAATCAAACCACGAACGGAAAAAACGCTATGAGCTTCAATGAGACTTACACAGACAGCAGTATCAAGCCACGCGGTTTAACTTGCGCCTGTTGCGGGGAGTACACGAAGGGTCGGCAATGGTGGAACCGTGATACGGGTTACGGTGTTTGCCCGTCATGCTATCAGGACGAGGTTAAGCGCAACGGCTCGATTGTTGCAATCGACTGTTACGGCAAGCCCGGAGTGCATCATTCATTGACGGAGGATTAACCCATGAAATGCGCGACAAGTTGCGCCACGTACGACGCTTGGCTAGAGCCTAGCACGGACTGGCAAGCGGCTAACCCCTGCGACGGTTGTTTGCAGGTCGGTGTTGTCAACTGTTTGAACTGCATAGAGAACGGAGCAAAGCTTAATGAGTAACCAATTTCCCAAGTCAGCCGAGCGCCTCATTTTTTGGGGATCAATCGCAGTTACCGCATATGCGCTGATTGTTTTCGCGTATGTGGCAATTCGTTTTTAACCTGTTACGCAACGTTTACACCAACCACCCAAACACGCACAAAGGACACACGACCATGAACGCTACAACGAACACGATTCAAAATACCGCCATGCTTTTTACGCTCAATATCAAGCAGTGGTCAGGAAAGGCCAGCGACAAGAACGCAGCGCGGCAGCTTGCCAGCGACAAGAGCGCGGTTAGCGACTCGGTGAAGGTAAGCAAGCAGCTTGTTTTCTCGCAGCTTACGGACGATATCAAGAAGCTTGCCAATGAAGCGCGGCAAGAGTTCTACGCCTTAACCCTCCCTTGGATGGACGATGGACGCCGCCTGCTTTCCGCCAAGAGCTACAACAAGGCAATGGTGAAGATTGCCGCCTATCAAGCCAGCTTTGAGAAGTTGGCCTCAAAGATTGAAGCCGACTATCCGACAATGATAGACGAGGCGCGGAATCAGTTGGGAGGGCTTTTCAACGAAGACGATTATCCGAAGGACATCACGCAGAAATATGCTTTCCGCGCAATGTGTGAGCCTATCCCCTCGGTTGATGATATCCGGGTCGGACTCGGTGAAGGCGAACGGGCAAAAATCGCCGCTGAACTGAAAGCGCAGATCGAAGCGGCTGGGACGAACGCCAAGAGGGACATTTACGAGAGGGCCGCAGACTGCGTAAAGCGCATTGCGGAAGCACTACCCAAGTTTGACCCCGACGCGAAAGGCAAGGAGCGCGGCACTTTCCGAGATTCGATTATCGGGAACGTTGCCGAGCTTATCGAAGGGCTTGACGGTCTCAATTTTGACAACGACCAGAGCGTTAATGAACTCGGTAACAAGTTGCGCGAGCTTGTGAAGCATGAGCCTGAACAGTTGCGCGAAAACCCGTTACTGCGTGCAGAGACGGCGCAGACGGCGCGGGACATTCTGGAGACAATGGCGGGTTATGGCGTTATGACCAGCGCCCCCGCTATCACACCTTTGATTCATGGTCAGAGCGCAGCATAAGGCGCTCGCAAGGGGGACTGTTTGCCCCCTTGTCCTAATGCGGCCTAGGTTGCGCAGTTGCAGCCTAGCTAGTCCTAAGCCTAGAGCAAACGCAGAAGGGGACAAAAGGAGCAGAGACCATGAAACCGACACTTGCAAAATTAGCGATCAAAGCCGCACTTAAAGCAAACAAGGCGATTTTCCTTTGGGGTTCGCCGGGGTGCGGAAAGTCTTCAATCGTTGCGCAGGTTGCGCAGGACATGAGCGCGGAGCTTTCAGACGTTCGCGCCTTGTTGCTTGAGCCTGTAGACTTGCGCGGCTTGCCGCACATTGACAAGGGCGTTACCAAGTGGGCAAGACCGACTTTCCTTCCCCCTACCGAGCAGACGGGCGCAAGCGTTCTGTTTCTGGACGAACTGAACGCCGCAGAGCAGAGCGTACAAGCCGCCTGTTATCAGTTGATCCTTGACCGGGCAGTCGGAGAGCACAAATTGCCGACAGGTTGCGGGATTATCGCGGCAGGCAACAAGGCGACAGACCGGGCGCACGTTAACCGAATGCCGAGCGCACTTGCTAACAGGTTGGTTCATATCGACATCGAACCGGATATGAACGACTGGGTTATGTGGGCGCTTAACAATACGATACGAACCGAGTTGATAGCGTTCATGATGTTTCGCCCCGACGCGCTTTTCTGCTTTGACCCGCGCAAGGATGACCGGGCTTTTGCCTCTCCCCGCAGTTGGGAGACGGTTAGCCGGTTGCTGGACGCCTTGCCCGTTACGACGGCAGAGGAGCAGGCGGTATTAACCGCCATGATTAACGGCACGGTTGGCGAGGGCATGGGGACGGAGTTTAGCGCGTTCCTTGCGACATACAAAGACCTCCCCAACCCGAAGCAAGCCTTGATGAACCCAAAGACTGCAAAAATCCCGCAGACACCAGCGGGTTTATATGCGGTTTGCGCCTCACTTTGTCACCACGTAGACCCGAACACCGTCGATAACTTTTTCGAGTATATCGGTCGTATGGGTGAAGAGTTTCAAACGCTGGCGGTGAAGTTGGCGACATGGAAGCGGGATGATATCTGTAATTCCCGTTCATTCATCAAATGGGGAACGGAACACCAAGGCGCGTTTATCGCGTAACCCTCTCCCTGATGATGACCCGGAAGGGTCGAAACCGGGACTTGTTCCCGGTCGGAGAGTATCAGAACACGAAAGGACAAGAGACCATGAAAAACCAAAAGATTGACCGCTGCATAACGCGCATGGTTTTAGGCCAGCCGTTCTATGCGGCTCTCGCCTTGCGCCTCAAAAGGGTTGAAGACCCTACAAGCCAAACGGCGTTTTGGACGGACGGCATAACGCTTGCCTACAACGCGGAGAAGGTGGACGAACTCAGAGACGATCAAGTCATGGGTGCGGTTTGCCGCTTGGTTGAAGGACTCGCCCACCAGCACCACACGCGCAGAGAGAGCCGGGACGCCAAGACATGGAACAAGGCGAGCGCGAGCGTTTGCACTTCCATAACCAAGGCTTGCGGTTTTGAGATTGCCCCGGAGGATGAACAATACGCGAGCGACGAATGGAAGGACAAGAGCGCGGAAAGCGTTTACAGAATCTTTGACGCCATGCCGAAAAGCCCCAACGGAAACGGAAAAGGGAAAGGCAAGGGCAATCAACAGCAGCAAGGCCAGAACGGGCAAGGGAAGGGCAAGGGACAAGGACAGGGAAACGGGCAGGGTAACAGCAACGGAAGCAACAGCGGCGTTCCTAGCGCGGGAAACGGGGCAGGCTCTGGAGAGATACGAGACTTTCCCGGAACACCAGCGGAACGACAGGCCGCAGAACAGGAATGGAAGGGCGCGACGTTCCAAGCCGCGCGAGTTGCGCAGGCGCAGGGAAATTGCCCCGCACACGCAAGCCGCTTATGCGACGAAATCACCACGCCTAAAGTTGACTGGAGGCAAGAGCTACGCCGTTTTGTTTCGACAATCGCACATGAGAAATACAACTGGCTTCAACCGAACCGGCGCTATGCATGGCAGGGCATTTTTATGCCGAGCCGCCGAAGCCGGGAGGTTGGCGAAATCGTTCTGGCCATCGACACAAGCGGAAGCGTGGACGATGAAACGCTGAAGCAGTTTGCGGGAGAGGTTGGCGGGATACTGGAAGACTACCCAAGCGCACGGATTCAGATCCTGTATTGTGACGCCGAGGTATACGACGGAGGGGTTAAAACGTCGCAGGATTGCCCCATAACCCTTGAAGCGAAAGGCGGGGGCGGTACGGACTTCCGGCCTGTTTTCAACTGGATTGAAAACAACATGGAGAACCCGCCGAAAGCCCTTGTTTATCTCACCGACTTGTTAGGCCGATTCCCAAAGGCCGAACCGGATTACCCGGTTCTTTGGGGTGTCTACAACCGAGGGGATGAATACGACAAGCCGGGTTTTGGCGAGTGTATAACGGTAGAGGTTGAGCAGTAACAGACCAAACGAATCACTGGACAAAAACAACAGCCGGGCTAACACCCCGGCTTTTTTTCAAAGGAAAGACGCAATGAAGTACGCAAAGGTTGTTGATGGCGATGTTTGTTTCAAAAAATCGGATGATTATTCTGAAGTCGTGGAAATCAAAGGCTCTCTGGATTGCAGAGGAGCCGACACCAAGGCGGCGTTTCCAAAGCTGACAACGTGCGGTGGTTACATCGATTGCAGCGGAGCCGACACCAAGGCGGCGTTTCCAAAGCTGACAACGTGCGGTGGTTACATCTATTGCAGCGGAGCCGACACCAAGGCGGCGTTTCCAAAGCTGACAACGTGCGGTGGTTACATCTATTGCAGCGGAGCCGACACCAAGGCGGCGTTTCCAAAGCTGACAACGTGCGGTGGTTACATCGATTGCAGCGGAGCCGACACCAAGGCGGCGTTTCCAAAGCTGACAACGTGCGGTGGTTACATCTATTGCAGAGGAGCCGACACCAAGGCGGCGTTTCCAAAGCTGACAACGTGCGGTGGTTCCATCTATTGCAGCGGAGCCGACACCAAGGCGGCGTTTCCAAAGCTGACAACGG